TGCAGCTTTGTCTTCTAGCGCATTTGCGTTAGCAGTTCCAGCCTAATAGTTGCCTTTTCCCCTCGCCTTAATCGGTGGGGGGATTTTTTACATCAAGGAGATTTATTATGGCAGCAGCAACAGCAGTAGTTTCCCGTAGGGGAACTGACCAATTCCGAGGTCTTTTTTCGGATACTTGGTCTGTAACAGCAACACTAAACGCTTCATCTTTAGTTGATGGCGCAGGTGAAACAAACACCATTACAGTACCTGGCGTAAAGCTAGGCGACATTGTGATGAACATCAGTATGGGTGTGGATGTCTCTGGACTCTCCATCACGCCTTATGTCTCAGCAGCAGATACTGTCTCTATTCGTTTCCAAAACGAAAGTACAGCTACTGTGGACTTAGCAAGCACTACAGTTAAGTGCGTTGTAGTTCGTTTGGTATGATAAAAGGGGGCTAATACCCCCCTTTTTTTGGAGTTTTTTATGGCTACTTTTCGTTGTTTACAGTCTGGTACTCTAATAACTTTCACGTATCAACACGATATTGACAGCATGAAAGGTCACGAAGGATACGTTCTTGTTGAGGAAACTCCAAAGGAAGTAGAAGATAAACCCAAGTTGGGCAGACCAAAAAAAGAGGTTTCAAATGTCGGAAATTGATCCAAGGGAATTTGGTAAGCTAGAAGCCCAAGTTGAGGCTTTGCAAGCAGAAGTCCATGCACTTCGCCAAGATATTAAAACGCTTTTAGAGATGGCTAACAAGTCTAAAGGCGGTTTCTTTGTGGGAATGGCTATCGCCTCTGTTGTTGGCGGTGTTATTTCTTTTGTTGCAACCAAGTTAATTCGATAGGAAATATATGCCACAAGTAGGAAACAAGAAATTCCCATACACAGAAAAAGGCGAGAAAGAAGCCAAAGAGTATGGCAAGAAGAAATCTATGCCTGTTACTGTAATGATTGCTATTGGTAAGCCTAAAGCTATGCCTACCCGTGGTGGTCGTACCGCTACTAACATGATGAAGAAATCAGGTCGTGGTAAATGAAAAAGACCAAGGCAGAAAAGAAGATTAGTTCTGTCATGCGAGAGTACAAGGCGGGAACGCTTCACTCTGGTAAAGGTGGCCCTGTAGTCAAGAAGCCTAAACAGGCTATTGCCATTGCTTTATCTCAGGCTAGGAAGGTCAAGAAATGAAACAAGGTCTATACGCTAACATCAATGCCAAACAAGAACGCATCAAGGCTGGTTCTAAGGAAAAGATGCGTAAGGTTGGCTCTAAAGGTGCTCCTACTGAGGCGGCATTTAAGGCGGCAGCTAAGACTGCTAAGAAGAAATGAAAACTCCTGCTTGGCAAACAAAGGCTGGAAAAAACCCGAAAGGGGGCTTGAATGCCAAAGGTAGAGCATCGTATAATGCAGAAACGGGTGGCAATTTAAAACCGCCAGTAAAGTCGGGAGACAACCCTCGTAGGGCATCCTTTTTAGCACGTATGGGCAATATGCCTGGCGCTGAGATGAAAGATGGAAAGCCTACCCGACTTTTACTTTCTCTTAGAGCTTGGGGCGCAACGTCCAAGGAAGACGCTAAAGCAAAGGCTAAAGCGATCTCTAAGAGGAATAAGAAATGAGAGCAAGGTCAGTCGGTGCAAATTTAACTGCTAATACGGCTACTACGCTGTTTACAGTTCCGACTGGCTATTACGCTAGGTGTGTACTTTTACACGCATCAAACAACGGCTCATCAAATAAGCACATAAGTTTCACTTGGTATGATTCAAGTGCAAGCCTTTCTATCCTAATTACAAATGAATACACCTTAACATCTAAATCAACTTATGCCGAGATTGATGTTAATCAGTATATTGTGATGGAAGAAGGCGACTATTTGACTGCTACATCAGAGTCTGGGTCTACCATTTCTGTCATTGCAACATTTGAAATCGAAGGGTCACAACGAGTATGACATACCTAGAATTAGTCAATGATGTACTCACTCGTTTGCGTGAGACTAATGTTTCTACTGTTTCAGAAACAACATATTCTGCTTTGATTGGCAAGTTTGTCAATGATGCCAAGCGACAAATTGAAGATTCCTACACTTGGAATTGCTTGTCTCAAACCATCACAGTAACTACTACTGGTGGCACACATTCATATTCTTTGACTGGTTCTGGTCAGAAGTTTCGTGTAATGGACTCCTTGAATACAACTAGCAATGTTGTGATGGATGACATTCCTTTTGCCAGTATGAATCGCAAGTTGAACTTTGTGACTCCAGTTCAAGGAATCCCATCTGAGTACTGTTTTAATGGTGTAGATGGCAGTGGTGATACAAAGATTGACTTGTATCCAATTCCTAATGGTGTCTTCACTATTTTGTTTGATGTGATCATTCCACAAGCGGCTTTGACTTCTGATGGCACTTCTGTCAAGGTTTTAGATTATTTGGTGACTCAGAGTGCTTATGCACGTGCTTTGATTGAGCGTGGTGAAGATGGTGGTACTAGCTCTTCTGAGGCTTATGCGCTGTTCAGAGGTATGTTGTCTGATGCCATTGCAACAGAGAGCACACGTTATCCTGAAGAACAAGTATTTGAGGCAGTGTAATGGCAGCTCCACTACAAAGTAACAGTGTAAGCGCACCAGGCTTTTATGGTCTGAATACGCAAGACTCTCCATTGGATTTGTCTTCTGGCTTTGCTTTGGTTGCTTCTAATTGCGTGATTGACCAGTATGGACGTATTGGTGCTCGCAAGGGTTATACATTGGTTAATTCTTCATCTGGAAACCTTGGGTCTAACGATGTAACTGTTATCCATGAGTTAGTGCAGATTGATGGCACATTGACTGTGTTGTTTGCTGGCAACAATAAGTTGTTCAAACTTGGTACTTCCAATGCTGTAACTGAGTTGACCTATGGTGGTGGTGGTTCTGCTCCTACCATTAGTGCTAGTAACTGGCATTGTGCTTCTTTGAATGGAATCACTTATTTCTTCCAATCTGGACACGATCCATTGATTTATGACCCAGCGGTAAGTACTACCACTTATCGCAGAGTTTCTGAGAAGACTGGTTATGTAGGTACTGTTCCTCAAGCAAACATTTGTATTTCTGCTTTTGGTCGTTTGTGGGTTGCCAATACATCTACTAACAAAGTAACGATTACTTTCTCTGATCTGATTGCAGGTCATGTATGGGGGGGTGGTACTACTGGTACTTTAGATGTGTCTCGTGTATGGCCTAATGGTTCTGATGAGATCATGGGATTGGCGGCACACAATGATTTCTTGTTTATCTTTGGTAAACGACAGATTCTTGTTTACTCTGGTGCAACAACCCCTGCAACGCTCCAGTTAAGTGACACAGTAGGTTCTATTGGATGTATTGCTAGAGATTCTATTCAGAGTATTGGTACTGATGTAATTTTCTTGTCAGACTCTGGTGTTCGTTCATTGATGAGGACTATCCAAGAGAAGTCTGCTCCTTTGAGAGACATCTCTAAGAATGTTCGTTCCGATTTAATTAGCTCTTTAGCTGTTGAGACATTGGCTAATTTGAAGTCTGTTTACTCAGAGAAGAATGCTTTTTATCTGTTGGTTTTGCCTACTTCAGCACAAGTCTATTGTTTTGATACAAAGATGCAATTGCAAGATGGGTCTAACAGAGTAACCAAGTGGGATTCAATCACTCCTAAGTCTTTATATGCGCTTAGAAATGGTGATTTATACATTGGTAAGACTGGATACATTGGTAAGTATGATGGTTACTTAGATAACACTTCTACTTATCGGATGGCGTACTACACGAACCATGCTGATTTAGGCAATGAGAATCAGATCTCTGTTCTTAAGAGAATCAAGACAATCATCATTGGTGGCTCAAACCAGTTTGTGACGATCAAGTGGGGATTTGACTTCGCAGCCAATTATCTGTCTGCAAACGCCAACATTGCTACACAATCTATTTCTGAGTATGGAATAGCTGAATATGGGGTTGCTCAGTATTCAAGTGGTGTGCTTATCAGAACATTGGATGTGAATGCTTCTGGTATGGGAAAGATTGTTCAAACTGGTTACGAAACTACAATTAACGGCACTCAATTATCAATTCAGAAGATTGAGATTCAATCTAAGAACGGGAAAATATCATGAGTAACTACACAAAAAGTACTAACTTTGCAACTAAAGACAATCTAACACCTGGTGATCCACTCAAGATTGTTCGTGGTACTGAGATTGATACTGAGTTCAATAACATTGCTACTGCTATTGCTACGAAGACAGACAATGCTTCTGCTGCGATAACTGGTGGAACTATCAACGACACAACCATTGGTGCGACTACTGCATCTACTGGTGCGTTTACTACCATTAGTGCTACTGGTGCTATTACATCTACCTTGGCTACTGGTACAGCGCCTTTAGTGGTTGCTTCAACTACGAAGGTGACTAACCTTAATGTTGACTCATTGGATGGTGCTGATTGGGCATCTCCTGCGGCTTTAGGTTCTACTACCCCTGCGGCTGTCTCTGCTACGACTTTGAGCGCTTCTGGCAATGTAACCCTCTCTGGTGGTACTGCTAATGGTGTTGCTTATTTAAACGGCTCTAAGGTTGTTACAAGCGGTTCTGCGCTTACTTTTGATGGTACATCTTTAGGTGTTGCAGGAACGGCAACTAATGCGGTTAGCGTCACTTCAACAGCTACTACAACAGCTTTGAAGTTAGATAACACCAATGCAAATGGATGGGGTAGCAATCTTGCTATTTTTACAGGTGGGTCTGCCGCAGGTTATTTTGGCACGATTGGCTCTTTGCTTGGAAGTACAGCACAAGACCTTGCTATTTACGCAACCTCTAGCAAGGGTGTTCGTATTTACACAAACGACAATAACGAAAGAATGCGTGTCACAAGCGCAGGGGATGTGGGTATTGGTACAAGTAGTCCTAGCCAGAAACTTGATGTGGCTGGAAATATAACTGCTACAGCATGGCTTGGTCGTGCTAATGGTTCTGCCCCATCTGCTGACTGCGCCATCTATCGTGCTGCTGACAACACGCTTGGTTTTAGTACAGCAAGTACAGAGCGTATGCGCCTCGACTCCTCAGGCAATCTAGGCTTGGGAGTTACTCCTAGTGCTTCAAACGCTTGCACAAACATTGAACTACCTTACGGGGCTACTTTGTCGGCTCGTAGCAATACTGCAGCACCACAGTTTGCAATGATGAGCAACGCTGTTGGAAATTGGTACGCCGCCACATACAAGATTAACGGGTTTGCAACACAGTACACGCAACAAGGAAATGACGGCACACACGCTTGGTACACAGCCCCATCAGGCACAGCAGGAAACGCCATTACCTTTACTCAGGCAATGACTCTGGATGCTAGTGGGAATTTGATGGTTGGCACGACAACACCAACTGCAAATTGCAAACTTACTGTAACTGGTGCTGGTATTTCAATTGCGGGTGGTCGAGGTTCTACTTTTGCATTGGCTTATCCTGATTGGTCAATCTACAACACAAGTAGTGGAAACGCATTAGCGTTTGATAACGGCACAGAACGTGCCCGTATAGACTCAAGCGGTAACTTGCTGTTGGGCGCTACTTCCGCACACAACTTTGGGATTCCATCAATTCAGGCTGGTGGTTCAAACGCAAATGCCATTATTTCTGTTCGCAGGGATACAACAAGTGCAGCAGACCAAATTCTTTTTTATAACCCCAATGGTTCGGTTGGTAGTATTTCAACAAGTGGTTCATCAACAACTTATGGAACATCATCAGATTACCGCCTAAAGAACACCATTGCACCAATGACAGGTGCTTTGGCTAAAGTTGCATTGCTAAAGCCTTGCACTTACAAATGGAACGCTGACGGCTCTGATGGTCAGGGCTTCATTGCTCACGAGTTGGCTGAAGTTGTCCCTCAATGCGTGACAGGCGAAAAAGATGCAGTCAACGAAGATGGCAATCCTCAATATCAAGGCATCGACACATCATTCTTGGTGGCTACTCTCACAGCGGCTTTGCAAGAGGCTCATGGCTTGATTAAAAACCTAGAAACTCGTATTTCAGCATTGGAAGCAAAATGACTACTACTTGGAAAATCACAAACCTTGACCGCAACACAGCCGATGGTTTTGTAACCACAGCCCATTGGAACGCAACAGCAATAGATGGAGAACACTCTGCCTCTGCCTACGCAACAGTCTCATGGGCTGAAGGCACTCCTACAATTCCTTACGCAAACCTCACAGAAGCCACAGTCCTTGGTTGGGTGTGGGAGTCTGTTGACAAGGAATCTACAGAGGCTTCTTTGGCGGCTCAGATTGCTTTGCTGAAAAACCCTGTAAAAGCTACTGGTACACCTTGGTAAGTTGAAAAGCACAAATCCCTAAAGTGGAGTAAAAATTATGGCTAGAGCAAGAGAAAACAATTTCCTGAGAGACTTCGAGGACACAGGTTTACAGCCTAGTATTCAGCAAATTCTTGCTCAGACACCTGTTGTTCAGCAACCTTCTATGGCAAAGCAACCTACTATGGCTACAGATAAAGCAACAATCATTGATAACTTGGTAAAACAAATCCAAGCCAGAAGCAACACATCTCAATGGTCAGGTGGTGTTGGTGCTGATCAAGCTACTAAGGACATGGCTCGAATTCTTGCTGAAACAGGAATTACAGACATTAGTCAGTTTGGCCCAATAACCCAACAAGTTGAGAAGATCGTAGGTTATGAGGATACAGGCGAGCCAATTTACCAGACTGTAACTGAGCAAACCTATGGCAATAAGGTAACTGGTCAAGCAGTTCCTAACACCTACACAACACGACAAACAGGTGAGTTCTTTGGTGGAACTTACGAGGGTAAGGGTAATACTGGTTATGGTGTTCAGTTTGATGAACAAGGAAACCCTAGTTTCTTTACCCAAGGTGCATCAAGCCGTGATCCTATTGTAAAAGCGGCAATCCCTATCGGTGCTCTTGCATTGGGTGCTTATGGTGCTCAAAGTCTATTGGGTGGTGCGGCAACTGGTGCTACAGGAGCTGTCAGTGCAGGTGCTTCAGGTTTAACAGCCGCAGAATTAGGTTTAACAGCTACAGAGGCAGCGGCATTAGGATTGCCAGCGGCAGAGGCAGCGGCGGCAGGTACGGGTGGTTTGCTCTCAAGTGCTGCTCCTAGTCTTGCCGCAGCAGCCCCAGAGGTAGTTGGCATGGGCGCTGGTGGTGGCATTACCGCAGGTTCTAGTGGTTTTGGTTTACAAGCAGGTACTGCAGGATTAGGCACTTCTGGTGTAGGCGCAGGTATTACTGCAGGTGGTGGCTTGACAGGAACTGGTGTTTTATCAGCTTCTACTTTGGGTACTGATTTGTTGGGTACAACAGGTGCAACTGGTTTAACAAGAACAGGTATTTTGTCTGATTCTACATTAGGAACAGGATTGCTAGGAACAGGTGCGGGTACAGCCGCTACAGTAGGCGGGGTAGGTAACACAATGGCAAATCTTGGAACAGATGCTTTAAACACTGGGGTAGGCTCATCACTTGGATCAAGTTTGGGTTCTAATATCGGTAGCTTATTTGGTGATGCTTTAACTCTTGGTGGAGGCATACTTCAACAGCAAACAGCTAGAAAAGCGGCTGAAAGAGCGCAAGCAATGATTGACAGGGAGACTGCTGCCGCTAAACAAGCCGCACAGTTCCGTCCTGTTGGAATGACAACTAGGTTTGGCACTTCTGAGTTCAAAGTTGATCCTGCAACTGGTCAATTGGTTAG